TTTAAATAAGCAGAATCATCATCGTTAAACCGCAACGACTGGTCTATGTCGTAGCCAGAAGAAGGTTTAGCAATACCAGACTGAAGTAGAGTCATTAACTTAAGGCTTCACTTGCTGAAACGTATACATTAGTTCCGTCACAGTAATAAGTTACAAGGTAGGTTCCCGCCGTAGATACATCCCATGACGCTCCTTTTTTAACTTCTGACCCTAGACTAATTGCATAACCCGAAGTGTTAATAACTTTGATAAACCCTGACTGCCCAGTTTCTTCATTAGAAAAGGATAATTCATCTGCGGCGGCAGGTGTATAGTGAAAGTTATTGCCGCTATCCAAATCAATTAAAGTACCTTCGGTAATAGTTTGAGGGGTGCCTCTTTGCGATCCTGACCAAGATTGATCTGCCGCTAATGTAACAAGAGCCGTAACCCCATCAAGAAGGTTTAATTCTGTTACGTTAGAGTTAACAGCCGCCGCAGTTAAATTAGGAAACTGTGTTTTTAAAACGGCTTTAATCAGGCGAAGATGGTCATCGCCCTCGCCTACTGCATCTCCGACAACGGGATTTGTGTCAACTAATTGACTAATATATGAGGCTGTTTCTAGTCCCATAATATCCTCCTATTAAGCAGATGCGGCAGTAAGCGTAACAGTAACTTCTAAGGTATCTCCAGAAATAACTGAGCGGGTAGAGCCAAAATCAACCACACCGTAAAGAGTTCCCGAAGTTCCAGATTTAGTGTTGTTGCTTGTAAGGAACGCCCCTGCAACCGTAGCAGTTGCGTTACAAGAAAACGTAGCCTTGCTACCGCTATTATCTACACTTTTGCTTGCAACAGTTCCTAGCGTCAAGGTAGGTCTATTAGATTGCGAGTACCCAACCAACTCAGCCCAAGAGGAATGAGAAGACATGGTATCAGCGGCAACGGCAGTTCCAGCGGCTTTAATACCAACAAACCAACTAGCGGTATATGAAGAGCCTTTTAAATACTTATCAAGCAAGTCATTAAGTCCTACGTCAACAATAATATTCTTTTTATTTTCTTCCCACTTTATTTTTCCTTCGGAATCCTTACAAACAATATTCCAAGTATTTTTAAGTTGAAGAGCAACTTCTTTTACTTCATTCATGGTTAAGCCTCCTGTGGCCTTTATATCAGCATAAGTTGTGTCTTTCAATTTGGATAATCTACTTTTGTCCAAGTTGTTGATACATCAGAAACATCATCCCATAGGAACTCGTTGTCTGTTGTTGCGGAACCATTTACAGTCATGGTAATTGTATCTTGGAAAAATTGACCAAGAATAAATCTATTTGTTGCGGCTAAAGTTACGCTTTCTGGGTAAAGGGTATTGTTTACATAACCGTTAGTTACACCAAAAGATACAGCGTCAGCAAATGTAGCGTCATCATTTTGAGTGTAGCCATTTTGTATTGACATACTCACGTTTTCTGTAAAAGTAAATCCACCGAAAGAACTATATTCGTTATTTATTGCAAACGTAATAGATTCTGGAAAATTCATTCCAGATGAATTCGTATTCCCCGCACTTACGCCAAGAGTAATAGAGCCTGAAACTAAATTTAAATGCGTAGATGAGCCTGAACCACTTACAGCAAACAAAGAACTGTTTGCCTTGGCGGGGCTATTCCAATTAATACCTACATTAGACCAGTAAATAGGTGAACTGGCTTCAGCCCACGTTATAGGGGCTGTCATGGATACCCGCTAGTATTCATTACTCTTAGCGCTGAACCAGAGTGCCTGTCTTTGTTATCTTGTTCTTGTAGGTCTGTAATAGACTGTTGGAATCCTGCGGCCCATAACTGAACTCTAGCATCATTCATAATAAATGGCTCTGCTTCTAGCATAGCGCCATACAGATAGACATCAGGAGCATTAGTAAGCACCCAGTTAGTAGTTACAGTCCCGCTAAGATTTTCAAACCTTTCATAAAATAACATTTCTATTGTTTGAACTGCGTCTGGCGTTGGGCCTAACTGAAGTTCATTAGCAATAATAGTATAAAACTTGGGAGTGCCATTAGCAGAACCGCCATATAAGCGGTCAAATATTTCAGGTGTGACATATTGCATTGGGGTTACAGGAGATGTATTAATCTGTAGATTACGCATTTGTATAAACCTAGCGGGTAATGCTAAGTTCTGCTGTCCTGCTACAGTAGATGCGGTTTGTTTAGACTCCATAGCACGAATGCGGAGTAGGCGATTAAACCTAGACTCCGCTAATGCGATAAACTCTGGAATACGATCAGTCAGATCATCGCGATCTAGCCAGTTCGCTACAGCAGTTTTAAGTTCTGTGTAGTTTGATATAGCCATTAACTATTCTTGCTTTTAAACCAAACAGAGTTATTAACAACAGGTTTCTGATTGTTTCCTGAAAATGTAGGTTGATATAACCACATAATTAAATCCTCGTAGGTGTAGTCCTGAAGTATTTGTTTTCAGGATCATTTAAATATTTTGCTAGTAATTTGTTATCTTTTTTAATTTCGTCGCCAGTTTCTTTGCACCACTGTTCCCAGACATTAACAGGAATTGATGCTACGGTTACTCCATTATCAGTTCCCATTGCTGACGCTTTACCAAATGTAAGTTTGTCGCCGTAGTTATTTAAATTAAGTTTGTTTCTTTCTATAATAGGCTGTACATCTTGGTAAGTATCAATAGTCGCAGTGCCATCAATATTAATATCCAGTTTCCAAGGGCGAGAATCTGGAGAATCTAAATTCCATCTCGATGAACTCATAACGGCATTGAACCCCTATCTTCAGTAATTTCTTTAAATTTTTTGTAAACATTTTTTGCATGAAGTTTAGAGTCTACAGGTTTTTTTTCAGTACTGACAGACTGTTTAGATTTCAACGCATTTTTAAGTTCTTTCTTTGTTACCATTACATCTTTCTCCCGAAACCAAAAAGTTATAATCCATTTGTCTCCGTTTTCTGGAGGCAGTCCCATGTGCAACGATGCAGGATGCGGAACCTTGTTTTCATCAAGATTTCCAAACATAAGAACCCTGCCTTGTACGGCTTGTATTGCAAGTCCTGCAACAGGAAAAACTGTGCCACCACCATCACGAACATCATTTAAATACGCAATCATAGTGACACAGCGATTTCCACCTTCTTCTATCTTTGAAGATTTTGGCATTTCCCCCATTTCATTAGGAAGGAACGCATCGTAGTGAGGTTTGTACTCCTGACCCGACTGATACCTTTGAATAGTCACAGGTTCCAATCGGGTAGGAGGTAGACCACACATATCGGACAACGCTTCAATAACACCGTCTAACACATTATTGTCACCGTAATCAAAGAAAGCACCTTTACTGGTTCTTGCTTTGTCTTGGATATACTTACCTTTACGGTTTATTAGATTATCCCCAAGCCCTTTATTTTCGGCAAGGTTAATTATGTGTTCACATAAATCTGGTGAGAGCACATTATCCTCAACAACAATTGTAGGAGTGTTATTGTATTTTATCATTAAGCGTCTTTGATTCCGATAACAGCCGCATTAGACAAACCATTCTTAGCTCGAAGACCGTATTCAGCAATCATCAACTGCTTCATGCTGTCACCAGTTCTGGCAAGAGTTTCTGTCTGGAAAGGCCGTAGATAGTCAATTGACCAAAAATCATAGTCAAAGAAATACAACTGGTTAGGCAGACACAAACGACTAGGCACAATCTTTAGCGTACCAAAATCAGTCACCAAAACATCAATGGCGTTGATAGCGGTAGCAGGAGCCGCACCCGGCGCTTCTTTCTGCAGATCAGCAATAACCGAACCACCAAGCGAACTAATTTTCTGCTTGAGGGAGGCATCACACATGAGGTCGGTAGGTTCACCACCGTTGTCAAAGCAACGCTCCATAGCGAGGTTAATCATTGCCATCGTCAGAACTGCGTCAGAACCAGAAGGGCTTGCTACAGACGATCCGTTAGGATAACCCGCCGTAGGAGAGCCTTGGTTTACAATACCAACAACAGGTGACGCTGAACCATCAATGATGTTAGACGTTCCTGCCGCCGCTGTACCTAGCCAAGACATTACAGCCGCCGTTTTACGGGGCGTGCCTGTAGCGCCTGCTACTGCAACGTCTTCAGACAGTAGCATCTTTTCCATGTCACGCTTAATTTCTTTAGCGCGTTTGGCAAGTTGATATGCCTGACTTGACTTGCGACCTGCAAAATCTACAGCCTCTGCCGTTCCAGATGTCTGCACTGCTTTGTAAGAAATCTGAGTATAGTTCTGCAAACGACGAGGCTCTGCAACAGCCAAAGCGTCCATGCTATCGTCACCCTCTAACTTTTGGTTAGCGGCGGCGGCGGCAAGTTCATCGGTCTGCCATTCAAACAAAGTATTGTTACATGATCCTTTGCCCACGCTTGACATAAATGGCGTGTCCATTGGACTGATATTATAAATAATGTTACTTAGGTCTTCCCTAATGCCTATGGCACCAAAGGTTGTCCTAGTGTTAGTTGCGATTGCCATAAAATGACTCCTGTATTAAAGTTCTACATAATCCTCAAACAGACTAGCGGCATCTTCCGCTCTTCCCGTCTGTTTAAGACGCTTCATGGAGGCAATACGTTTTGATTTGACATCAGATTTTTTAGTAGAACCTTTGCCAGACCTAACAACTTTGGGTTTGTTTTTTAACTTCTTTGCTTTAATGTCGGACTTCTGGAGAGCATCATATTTTTGAGCCTTCATTAGTACAATCATTGATCTGTGATCAATCAGTTCTTTTAACTCTTCTTGAGTAAATCCCTGATCTGATGCGTAAGAGGTTAACTCGCTTGCTAACTTAGTGCGTTTTTCAGAATCACCCCATTCAGGTACGGCTTCTATTAGCCTTTTGTATTCTTCCTGTACAGCCATCTGTCGCATTTGTTGCAATTGAGCATCCTGCGCTTGAAGTGCTTGTTCGCGTTCAGAGTTTATTTTCTGAACATTTTCCTGCGCTTCACGCATTTCCTCTCGTTTCGTAATAAATGAAATAGGGTCTGTTTGTCGCAGATTTTCCCAATCAATATTTTGAAACTGTGCAAGACCACTAGCAGAAGTTTCTGCAAATTGTCCAAGTGTTTCTATGTATTGCTGACGCTCTGCTTGTGCTTGAGAAATTTCGTTAGCCCATTGCTGTTGCATTTCGACCATCTTATTTCTTTCGCTTGCAAGTTCTTGCGTTTTACGAGTATAGTCAGACTGTCGGGAGTACCCTTTAACAAGTTCGTCAAGATCGACTTCCATCTCTTCTCCGTCAACTTTAACGGAATAGACTTCTTCGACCTCTTCTTCCTCATCTTCGTCTAACTCTTCCTCTTCAGATTCTTCCTCAACTTCGGTTTCTTCTTCGAGGACATCCTCTTCCAATGGTTCGTCTTGAGCTTCCTCAGTAGACTCTTCAACATTTTCGGTAGGTTCGCTTGCCTCAGTTTCTGGTGTGACCTCTTCAGGTTCCAAAAGTCCAAGAAAAGCACTTTGTGCTTCGGCTATACTGCCTTGCTCTACTGTTTGCGGGTCAATGGTATCCGCCATTACAAATTCTCCTATATTGAGTATTCCTTAAGTTTCTTTGCCATCTCTCCAGATTCAACAATACTGGTTAGATGAAGGCGCAGTCTTTCAAGGAGTCGTAAAGAAAGCCACAATTGTTCGCGACTTTCGACATCTTTTACACTTGAGTTATACCAAGTGTTATTTATTTCTTCTTCTAGTTTTTCAAATGCTTCTGTATATAATGGATCGTTAAGTAAATTTTTTGCTCTGGCTTCTCTATCCACCTATTAAAACACCTCTATTTTGATCTCGTTCCAATGCTAGTTCTGCGGCTTTTAACTGTGCGTCTACTGCCGCTTCTTGAGCATCCTGTTGTACTTTCATCATTTTAACTTGTAGTTCACCTTGTTTGATTTCAAGTTCTTTCATTTTGTTTTGTTGTTCCATAGCCATAGTTTGTTCTTCTGGAGATGGCTCTTCCTGCCCTTCTTGTGGAGGAGGCGGTGGAGTTAGGAAGTCATCAACATTCTGGTATCCCATAGCCTTAATAAGAGCCGCACCAAGGTTGTACATATTTTGCGGGGTAACAATAGGTAATCCACCTGACATAGCCTGTGATGCAAATGAAAGCATATTAGATAAATGAGCCATCTGCTGATCCTTAGAGCCATTGCCAAGAGCAACCGATACAGTGCAATCCATCTTGTCACTCCACATATCGGGTCGCACTGGAACCCACTCGTTACGCAACATGACAACACGTTCTTTATCCTGATACTTTAGAAGAAGTTCATAGATACAGTTCATTAACTGTTTAACGCCTGTCTCTGCAAACTGTCTAGCAATTAACTCAACCCTACTCTGGGCATTTGTCATCACCGCATTTACCGCTGTTGCTGTTGTATGGCTAGTTAAAGCGTCTGCGTTAATACCTTGGGTATTTTTGTTTACACCAGACCTTGCTTCCCTTACCTCATCCAAGTATCCAAGCATCTGGAATGAGTATGGTTCAAGAGGAGGGGTAGCCAAAGGCATGACTGCATTGGGTGATTTAACCCTAACAATGCCGCCCGGTCGTTGGGTTAACAAATCATCCAAATTCGCTTGACCCTCTAGTACAGCATAGCGACCAAAGTTCTGGTTATAGGCATTGTCCATTAGGTTGCGCATAAGCGTAGACTTAATTAACTGTAAGTCCATAACAAGATCAGCCACAGAAAGACCAAAGAATTTATGCGGAATTTTTAGGGGGGTAATACTGACAAAAGGTTTTTTATCTATTTCCTCATTAGAAAATATATAACTACCTACACTGCATACTTTTCTAAGTTCTGCAATACCGTCCTCATTGTAGTCTGTTTTTATAAATGACTCATGTAGCCAGTATTCTCTTAAAGCCTCTTCCTCATTGCCGCCAAATCCATAATTTTCTGTATCATCAAATTCATATCGAGACAATCTTTCCGCACTAAAGTAAGGGTTATCATCACCGCTACCTAAATCTTCTGGGCCAAAGTCCTGATCTGGATACATGATCCTAAGTTCGGATAAAGTTTTTCTGACGCGATGACAAACAAACCTAGCATCTTCAATGCTTTTTGCTTCCCTTGAGATAAGAAACTCTTCTGGTGGTACGTTTTCAATTCTAACCCTGCCATCATAATCCATTCTTTTAATAACGACATCATGGTATAAACCTTCTGCGCCTGCAATTTCAGTATGCTCAAGAACTTCTACACCATCGTTTGAAATTAAATATTCAAACTCAAGATCACCAAGGTTGTGATACTCTTCCCTTTTGGCCTCCTCATACTCATCCCACCAAACTTTTACAATACCGTTTTTCTGTAAAAGCGCATCGTGGAACCACGAATACATGATCTCCCAACCATTATTATCTTTAGAGAATACATAGTTAACATAGTCAGTTGCTTGTGCGGCGGCATCTACATCTTCTGGGCCATGCGGTGTGAACTTAACAAACTCGTCACCAGAGCCAAAGATACGCATAAGGCTAGGCTTAATCCACTCGATAGTATCCTGTACAGTAGAATCAACGTATTGACTACGACCATCCACCTCATTACCAAAAGGTAGCGCATAGTAATACTCTTGCGCTTTCTCACGTTGTTCTGATATCTCACCGTCATAACCCAGAGAATCTGTGATCTCTGCGTTAATCTTTGTTAATAGTTCTTGTTCGCTGTCAGACAATGCCGTAATTCCTATATGTTAAATCGCTAGTCCATTCTGGGTCTGTACCCGCAATGGCGTGTCGTTGTGACTGAAAGGCGTAACGTGTGGCAGACATCAAGTCATCACGAAGGGCAACCACTTTACCTTCCTTTCTATGATACATTCTAAACTCTTCAAACCAATGGGGTAGTGTGTTAAACACTTTAAACTTTCCTGCTTCCATGCTCTGTAGCATAGCCATAAGCCCTTCTTCTACTGAGTTAGAGCCTTTAGTTTGCCCCAACCCCGCAGGGTTAGTAAAATGTTCAAGTAAAAAGTTGCAACCATGACCCCTGTATTGCTCTGCAAGTCCGGGGTTTCCCATGCTATCCCTGCGATTTCCGTCATGTGGGTAGGCTATGGGAATAAAATACGGTCGTTGTCGTATAACCTCAGAGTGTACAGCGGGGCTTGCTTTGGATGCCCTGTAGCAATCGTAAATGTAAAAGGTTTCACTTTCATTATCTACGGCACACCAAACTACTGCAGTTGGGTGATCCCAACCAAAATCTATAGCGGCTATTCTAGGCCAATGATCCTGTATCTCTATAGGATCAATCATTAATTTTTCTTCGGGTATTGGGAATATAAGTCCTGACCCAATAGAAGGTCTACCAAAGCGGCGCATTTCTCGCTCATGCGGCGAATAGGCAGACAGAATCTGTTCCATAACTTCATCGTTAAGATGGCCCTCTTTACCTCTTAGGGTCTTAACGTGTTCACTGGCGTCATCCCATGTGGCGTTAGTAAGACTCTGCCCTTTCTTTATGTCATTCATAAAGGCGGCTACAGTCTCTGTCATGCCCTGTTCTGGTGTAAATGTCATGTAGACCATCCCTTTCCTATCCAGAGTTCGTGTGACAGCCTGCGAGTAGAGTTCCCTACTGGGTTCCTCGTCTAGCCATACAACGTCAACAGAGCGTCCCTGCCACTTGTCTACACCCATCTCATAGGCTTTAAAGTGTAAAGAAGAGTTCTCCCCAGAGGTATGCCGTATTAATGCTACGGACTTGGCGTTTGGCACTCCGGGTTTACGTTCCGTTTTTATTATAGTTTCTTTAGGAATCGCTCCAGAGCCAAAGGCTTCAGGGTCATCGGGGGAACCCAATAGTTCTGCTTGTACAATGTCTCTGGTTGTTTCGTTAGAGACACCACCTGCCCAAGCCGTAATAGGCTTGTAAAACTTTTTACCTGTCCACCACTCAGGGTATATGCCTGTCAGGTGATAGGCCATCTCAGCCGCACCACAATAAGATTTACCTATTCGGTTAGCCGCCATCAATAAGCGTTGGTTATTTTCAAACCCTGTGGCGTGGAAGTCTAGTTGATACGGATAGGGATCATAGAAGGATATCTTCTCAAATCTCTGTCGTTTCTTTAACTCCTTGGCTAGTTCTACTGCTTTTTCTACATCCATAGTTTAATATGATCTACCAGATTGCATAAGCCTCATCCTTTCTGCAAAAGAAAGATTTTTTTCTGGGTTGAGATATTCTTTTGGATTTTTCCCTACAAAATCAATAAGCCCTGCAATTTCACTGGGGATTTGTTTAGCCCCCTCATAAAGCATTTGACCTATATTAGCCTGCATACCGCCCATAGTATTTGTAGGAATTGATTGCCCTATATAATTATCTACTTTAGAACCAATGTTTTTAGCGTAGTCTACCAAACCTTGGGGCAAGTATTTATTAGCGGCGCTTGATATATTTTGTTGACCTGTATCTGTCATTGCTTGGGCTTTATCAGGAGCCATCAACCACAAAGGTAAAGTTGCCATTCCTAGCAAACTAGGTACAAAACCACGAGATTTGAGGAGTTGTCGAGATGGTATTCCATCCAACATTCTTTGGTCAACTTTTGCCCCTAGAGTTCTATTTATATCCGCATCTTGAAGGCCAATATTGTCTGCGTTTGTAAGGCCAGAAGCAACTCTTTGTCCAGATTCGTCAACAGCGTTTATTGCTATATGATGCCCGAATTCAGGAATATACCTTGCATCGCCTCCAGATTCCAGAAATTTTATTACTTTGCTTTCAACGATATCGCGCATTTTTTTTGCGCCTTCTTTAGAAAAATCACCCGCAATAGATTTTTTATATATCTTAGGGTTTACGCCTTTCTTTTTTAACTCCTGTAGTTTATCAAAACTGATCCAACTTGAAGGATCATTGGCCCTTTTTATTTTGTATAGAGTAGACCTTCTTTTATTAGTTTTAAGGCTGTTATTTGCTTTTTCTTTTGCTAATTTTTTTATCTGTTCTTGATCGGTAATTATTACAGAATTTTTACTCTGTAATATTTTCTTTTCTTTTGCTCTTTTTTTTGTCCTTAATTTTGACGTTTCCGACCTTCTCTTTCTTGATTTTGGCCGTTCTCTATACTCTAATGCGGATTTTTTTCCTTGTTCACTTCTTTTGTATTTTAGGCGAGCAAGTTTATTTTTTTCAGAATTTTTAAGTTCATTTTTAAGTCTAGAATACTTTCTCCGTCTTTTTTCTTCTGGTTCAGTTGTAAGTTTACCATGTTCTTTTAAAAATTTGTCTACTTCTTCTATAGAATTTTTAAAGACTTTTCTATACCGAACATCCTGTCTGGCAGGACCAGCATATTTTGATACTGTGTTAGAGCCAATTTTAATAACTCCTGC